GGTGGAGTATTACCTGCTCCTCCACTTGGTCCTGGATTCGGTCCACCAGCACCACCACCTGATCCTCCAGCTCCTCCTGGATTAGATGCTCCACCACCATAACCACCACCAGTAGATGTAATAGGACCAAAAGTTGATGGACTTCCTGATGTTCCATTTCCGTGACCACACGGAACTGGACGGTTTACACCAGCTGCTCCAATTGTAATTGGATAACCTTGTTGTGTTACTGTAATTGCTGTTCCGCCTGGATTTCCATTTAATGGAGATGCTGTATAACATTGAAGAGGAGCTTTGTATTCTCTATATCCTCCTGCTCCACCTGCTCCTTGCCAACCTTGGCCCCAACCACCGCCACCACCTACTACCATATAAGATACTGTGTTTGCTGCAGGTGTTCCTGCTGTGCAGTTAACTGTAAAAGTTCCAGGACTAGTAAAAGTATGAATTCTATCATTACCAACACAAGTAATTGTGCCACCTGTTGCAGACATACCAACAAAACCAATATTACCTACTCCTTCTTCGGTTGGAATCCAACCTTTTGTTGAATCTACATAAACTAAAGTTAAACTTGTAAAATTAGTATTTTGAACTGAGTCTTCGGCGTTTCCATTTAAATTTGAACCATTTCTACCAATTGTTAAATTTTCAGCATTAAAATCTCCTCCATAATCTTTTAATGCTACAATGTCACCTGCTGCCGGTGAAGATGGTAGTGTCAAAGTAAATGCACCACCACTTGTATCACAAAAATATCCTTCACCACTTACTGCTGTAAAGGTTGCGGTTTTTTTAGTTGTTACCCAATTAACAGATCCTGATCTACCAAAACCTGATTGAGATGCGCCACACGCTAAAGTTACAGAATCTCCTGAAGCTCCTAGTGTAATTGTAGTTCCACTTTGATTTATAATATTTCCACCATCAGATGCTTGTAATGCGTTTGATTTAACAATGTTACCAGCTACAGCTGTAGTATTACCTGCAACTCCAACTGTAATTGTTGTGCCACATTTATTGATGATGTTTGAATCATCTGAAACTTTATTTATATTATCTACTTTAATTTTACT